GTGCGGTCATCTCGGCTCTCTACAAACCTCGTTAATGACACGGAGGTACTTAGGGTCCACTCTTGCGTTGGGTCGTTTGTGAGCGACGATATGAAGTCCTGAGCGATTTGCAGTTGGTCGCTCAAAACCTCGTCTTCATTGTCTTGCCAGCCCAGCGTTGGACTTCCCGAAACCACTCCGCCCATCGTGGCAATGGATTCCACTCGGTCGCTAAAATAGACGCCCACAGTAAGAGCCAAACTGCCCAAGTCCGTACTCGCTGACTGAACATCCGCAAATACCAAAGGATAGACGATTCGCTCACGGCTTGGGGTTCGTAAGTTTATCGTGTTGTCGGTCCCGATTGCAAGCGGGTCGCCCGTCCCGAAGGAGTTGACCTGCGGGTGGGCATTTGCAAGCGCAAGGAGTGCCTGCTTGATTTTTATCCATGACATATGCTTGGAGTTTCAGAATGTTTTTAGAATGTGCGCCCATCGTTAGCAGTTGTTGCAGTAAGGGTCGTAGCCGTATGGCCATGGTCTATCAAGCCCAGCACCACGGCGCAGAGTCCGAGCGTCCAAGGCCATCCCCGTGTTGTAGTTGGTTCCGTTGGGGTAGATGGTGTCCAAAGCCGATGGCGGGGAGTTAAAGAGCGGATAGTCGGTGCGGTTCTCCATGAGGTAGCGGGTGATTCGCTCGGAATACCACTCGGCATCGTTCTTCACTTTGTCGGTGAGGCGGGTAATCTCGTCCATGCTCATCTGCGAAGATTCCTCGCTGGTACGGCGGACCATTCCCTTATTCATGTACTTGAACGCCAAGACCATCGGGAGTTCGTAGTAGAGCCATTGCACCATGGCGGGTTGGATGTAGTCCTCCAACAGGGTGGTGTTCAGGGCCGTGGTCGTACCGCTTACCACCTGCGTCACCATTTCGCTATACAAGGCAGACCCAACAATCGGCTGAATCCGCATTTCCTGCACTTTCACGATGGTGGGCCGTATCTGCGTGAACGACACATTCTCGTTTATTACGCTATTGTCCAGCAGGGTTTGTTCGCTGATAAAAAGTGCCTTCATGCTTTCGTGATTTTATTGCCCTTACGGATGACCAACTGCTGCTCCCACACATGGCGGCATTGCGGCCTGTTCACTCCGCTTGCGGTATGATACCAACCACCACGGCGGTTCCATACGCTATATCCCATGATGTTGGAGATGCCGTCAATATCGTCCCGTGTGTACACCTTGCCTTGGTCAGCGAGGTCCAGCATCACCTTGCAGAACTCACGGCTGGTTTTTTTATCCTTGTTGCTAAACCCTGCGGCCCATGAGTATTTGTAGCGGACCTCCAGCACGGGTTCGGCCACTTCCTTGATGTTTTTGGGCAAGCCCTGCTCGGCGATTTGGTCCACGGCACGGGCAATGGGGTAACGGTCTTTGGTAATCAAGTACGCCACCCGCTTTGCGACCTTGGCCTTGCTGACCCCGAACTCCTTGGCCATTTCTTCCACGCTTGCGTCCCGATTCTTTTTGCGGTAGGCTTCAATTTTTTTATCCAGTTCCTTCTCCTCCTCCCCAAGTTCGGCGAACGCTTGACGCACTTGGTCGTCTAAGTCAGCATCAAACCGCATTGGCTTGGAGTGCATTACCACATAGTCGTCCGAACTGCTCCCAAACTTACTGGCGACCACCTCCAAGACCTTGAATTCCTCGTCCCCCCATCCGTAGTCCTCGGTATCTTCTTCGCCCCATTGGGGTTCGCTGAAGGCTTGCTCTTGCACACCAAGCAGGGTGTTGACTTCTTCGGGGGTCAAGCCGAAACCAGCGGATAGCATCGTGCGGGCCATCTCCAAGGTAATTTTTTCCTGCGCATAATGGCGGACGATTCGCATGAGGTTTTGGTACTCACGGCCCGACAATTTCTTGATGTTATCGTTGCTCATGACGGCGGGGGTTTGTGGTTGCTCGTCGGGTTGGGGATTCGGACCGACCACATCGGCGGGTTGCTTTTCCAACGCAGGCAGTCCCGCCTTCTCCCGCAGTTCTTCGGGGGTCATGATTTGCAGCAGGGCTTGCTCGGATAGTCGCTCCGTAATCGGCTCCACGGGAATAAGTTCCATCCCCTCCACTCCGTTGAACGAACCCAAATAGTTAATCATTCGCTCCACCTTCCGCACACGGTCATTCACATAAGTCGCCTTAAATAGTTCGTACGCCTCAACCAGTTCCTGCCGTCCTCCCAGTTGGCCTTCGGTCTTTACGCCGAATAGCATGGGGTTCACGACCCTGTGCGAAATAAATATTTCCGATTGGATAGCCTTGTTCAAAATCTCAAACTGCTTGTCCATATCGGACGGGGTCAACGGTTCCAAGGTTGGAGCCTTGCTGACATCGTCGTTGAAGGTTACAACAAAGCGGCCAGCATTGTCGGTCCCCGAAAACTTGCGCTTGATTTGACGCTCAATATCGCCTTGCTCTTCGGGTGTCGGGATCCCGTTGTTGAAGTTTATGAGATACCCACCCCAAAAGTTGTTGCGCAGGTTGTTGTTGTGGAAGTTCGCCACTTGGACATCGGCTTCAATCCAAGCCAAGCCCCCCATGTATTCGGGGAGCGGATAGGACTTCACGCCTGCTGCATAGACCCGATAGTAGAACAGTTGCTTGCCGATGCGGTTGTCTGCATCAAAGGCGGGGATTTTCTCTACATCGCCAATCTTGGGGTATAGTTGGACCATTGCATCGTCGTACCAGTCGGCCACTTGGAACATCCGCTCGTCCTTGTCCACTCGGATTTTTTCAAAGGGGATGTGTTCCATCTTGGCGATGGTCCCCATCTTGTTCCATGTCACCGCAACGGCAAACCCGTTGAATAGTTCCAAGTCAAGGACGAGTTTCTCGGTGATGTCGTTCAAGTCGTCATGCTCGGATAGGCCGTCAAAAAACTTGGCGTAGCGGGCCTGCTGTTCAACCGTCATCTTCTCACCTGGTTGCCATCCACCGCCCACGATGTAGTTCACTTTGCCATTCACAATAGCGTTGTGCTTGCTGCTTCGGCGGTAGTTGTCCAGCAGGTAATAGGGGTACTCGTTGAACGCCCCGTAACTGATATACTTGCCCGCTTTGTTTTCAAGCATCACGGGGACTTTATGCTCAATCCCAAGCCATTGGGTGAATGATTGCTTTATACTCATAGCGTGTGTACGGTGAAGGATAGGGACAAAATCGTGATGGCAGCAGCCGAATCCACGGCGTTGATTAGGATGGTATATTCATCATTTTCGGTATCTTCCAGCACCGCTTCGGTGAAGATGGCATGGCCGTTATTGTGGCCCGTGGTGATGTCGGTCATGGACTCCAAAATTGGAGAGCCGCTCTTGCCGATATACACCTTGATTTGATTGCCATTCCCTTGGGATATCACCATGCTAACCGACACCCGCAAAGCCACACCAGGCTTTCCTGTGTAGGTGATGGAGGTCGTGGTGCGTGAAAAGTTGTAAGTTGAGAGGATGCCTAATTTAAGTTGCGATTGTAACTTAACAATCTGCCCTTGGGTTGGGGTGAACGAAGTGTCCGAATCAAGGAATAGGTTGGCCACGCCACGCTCTCGGTCCAAGGTGGCGGTATCGGCAAGGTCGTCAAATAGTCCACCCACACGGGCGGCGGTATTGGCTGCGGCAGCGGTTTCGTTGGTGATGGTCAGGGCCGAAGCCTGTAACTGACTGCGAGTTTGTACGCTCATTGGAATGTTTGGTCAAAGGTTGAATCAAAGATGCTGACGGCACTTGCGCCGTAGACATTGTACTGGATGGTATTGGCGAAGGTGTTGAATGTGAGGCTGATTACCTGTACATACGCCAAGCCCGTTTCAACCACCGCAACGGCTGCGCTAACCGTGGAAGAGGTATCGTAAACCTCATAACGATAGGTACCCGTTTCAACCGCCCCCAGGGTAATCTGAAATTTGTCATAGCGATTGGTGTAGGAAGAAAGGTTGGCCGATTTCAGTATGGTGAAGTCGGTCGTGACATTCTTGGCGATGTTGGTCAAACGCAAGATGTAACGGTCCCCTGATGAGGCCCGCTGCGTCCAAGTGACGACGATGGTGTTGATAGAATTGGGGGATAGGTAAATCACTCTACCCCTAAATGTACTTTGCCCGCCAATTTCACAATTTCCGCCCGATGCTTCGGTAGAGTTCGGCCCTGCGTTCAGCCGTCTTGCTGATGTCAAAGCGCTGACGAACATCTTTGGACAACTGCACGGCCAAGGAGCGAGCGTAGTCGGGTTCGTTCACGAACTTCCTTACCGCCTTGTACCAAGCGTCTTTCTTGCCGTATGGTATGACCAACCCGTTGTGGCCGTGGACGATTATGTCCGTGTAGGGGATGGTTTCGGATGCAATTATTGCCTTGCCCATCCATCCTGCTTCAACCACTTTCAGTTCGCTTTTGAGCCTGTTGAACTTGGTATCACGGAGCGGTGCGATGGTTGCGTTGATGAAATTGTAACCGCCGACATAGGAGTAGATGTCCGCCGCTTGGATGCGGCCGTAATTCTTGTTCAAGCCACGGCAGGAGAGCATCTTTTCGTAATCGTCATAGACGGGGTTGCCGTCGTTCCACCCGCCAAGGTAGATTTTGTATCGGCCGTCAAGGGATTTGTCATGAGCCAGCAAGCCAAACGAATGCTCCACAAGGGCGATGTCCTCCTGATGCTGCGCTCCGCCGAACCAGCCAATCTTGAACTTATCTTTCTCAGGCTCCTCGTCAGGATTGGCCTTATACTGCTGATATGCTTCGTACGGCTCATTCGGCAGGATGGTCACGGCTTTGTTCAGCAGGCGTATCTTTTGGGCGAGGTGTTCCGTGGTCGTGGTCACATGGTCGGCCAAGCGGATGTGCTCCCGAATCTGCTCATCCAACTTGGTGGACAAATAGTGCCGATACATGATGTGTCCGCTCTCCAGCACCCAGTAGTCGTCAAGGTCCAAGATTACCTTCGCCCCAAACGCCGTTAGAGCCTCGTAAACCTTCCGAATTTGCTCCAAGGTGCCTTGACACCAAAGACGATTGAATAGCCACACATCAACGGTCTTTAAGTCCTCATCCTTGACATTGGCGATATTATCAACGCACACATAGTCAAACTCCGTGTAGTTGTCACCGAGGTATGCATTCGGCATCTCCAGTCGGTAAAAAGAACACCCTGTCGGATGGGCGTTGTAAACGATGCAAATTCTCATGCCCAAAGGTACAAAAAAAAGGGCCACCCCTTGCGAGATGGCCCAGACCACTAAACCATGCGGGCGTATGAGAACCCGCAGGTCAAAGATACTTTACGAACCGCTGATTTGGGTTGTGGAAGCCGAGAAAGTTGCGGCGGCGATGTTCAGCATTGGGTCAGGTTCCATTCCCGTCAGCGTCATCTCGTAGCCACTCCTGTCACCAAATGCAGTACCAGTTCCAGCAGTTCCAGCGGAGGCTTCCAAGCCGTTGGCCGCACCAAGCAACCAGTAGCGTCCGTTGTTGTCAAGGACGATGACCAAGAGGCGATTCCGAGCCAAGAGGCGCAACTCATTGCGGACGGAGGTCTGCAACTTGTTGATGGTGAATGTGACTTCGGGGGTGTAGAACAAAGTGCCGTTTTCGGTGCTTGCGTTCAAGGTTTCCGTCATGCTGGAGGTAGCCTTAGTCAAGTCGTATTCAAACCAAGACCCCGACACCGAGGTAGGCGTAAATCCAGTTACCAAGCCGCTGCCGTTCGTGTTTACGGAACCCGTAGCGTTTATCGCTTGGACATAAATAGTTTTGATACCGCCGACGGCGTCACGGCATCCGAGGGCGTAGCCCGTAGTTAGGGAGCAAGACATAGTGTATTTTTAGAGGGTTATGTTAGACTAAAAAAGCGGGGGGAAGTTTCCCTCCCCCCTTACACTTAGGCCAAGCGGAAGTCAACCATCAAGTCGGGATAGGCGAACTGCACACCTGCTTTGAAGGCGGCTTGGAAGCGGACTTCATCGTTGTCCTTGGAGTACCACAACTCAAAGTTTTCCTCGTCGGAGAGCAAGTCGGTTCCGTAGAAAAGGTTACCAAGGTAAGTTGCAACGATGCGGTTGGTAGAGGTCAAACCTGGGACGGCAACGATGCGGACATTTGTGCCAGGGTAGATGATGTCACCATCGGCCAACCCTTGGAGGTCCACTTGGTTATACATGACACCTGTCTGCGACTTCAACGCTCCAATCAAGGTGCGGAAGTTGTTCCATCCGCAGAAAATGACGAGGTCAGTTTTGGTGAGGATGGCTTGCGGGATGTCGTTGTAAACCTTGTCAAAGATGCTGATGACATTGGAAGTCGTGATACCGACGGAAGCCGATACTGGGTTCCAAGTTGTGGAGGAAGCGTTAGCAAGAACGGTAGAACCCGATGCAGCGTTCAGCAATTGGTTTACACCGCTGAAGTAGGAGTTACCCTGCCAAATAGCGGTTTCCAAGGCTTCAGCGATACGCAGAGCCTTCTGCTCGGAGAAAGCCTGCTCAAATGGAACGCCATCGTATTGGCTACCAGCAGTCAACTGGGACTGCATCCAGTATTGCTCAAGTGAGCGAGGGCAAAGAGCCTCTTGGATTTTCATCACGCCAACGGTGATGTTACGCTGACTGAAGGTCGTGTTGCCTGTTGCAGACCAACCGCAGACGGTTCCTGACCCGATGTTTGCATCGGTGTCCATGAGGTTGAGGGCAGCAGCCGACTTGATACCAACTTGCTTGGTAAAGAGGGCAGCAGAGCGAGCGGCGAAAACCGCTTTGGTGATTAGGGGCAGCCTTTGTTGGTCGGTGTAGGCTGATAGGTTTCCGAAAGAAAATGCCATGATTTTGTTTTTAGGGGGTTAAGGTTATTTGGAGTTTTTAAGAGTTTGGATTGATTGTGCGATGGCCGCAAAGTTTTGGGCGGCTGATGCCTTCCGTTGCTCCACGATTGCAGAGGCGGTTGGCTTCGGGGCTTCGGATGGGAGTTCTGCAACCTTCTCTACGATGTCGGTCATGGTTTCCATTTGACTTGCAAATGCGGCCATCTTGTCCTTCATCTTGCCCATCTCGGTGTAGGCGGCTTTGAGTTCTTCCATGATGCTCACCAAGTGCTTCTTGACGATTTCTTCAACCATCAACGGGTCCACCATTGGGTAGCCTTCGGCGATTTCACTCACCACTTCACCAGCAACTTCGGGGGTTATTTCAGCAGCAACGGCCACTTCCTCGGCAGGTGCTGGGGCTTCGGCCACGACAACTTCGGTGATTTTGCCGCCTTCGGTTTTGATTGTACCAACGCCTTCCACTTGATGCTCACCATCGGGAGCGGGCAAGGTTTCGTCTTCGGTGATGACATAAACGGCTGTACCTGCAACGAGGTCTCCGTCCACTCGGACAACGGTTCCATCCACCAACTTGTAGTCGGCAAAGGATTGCTTTTGGGTTGTGAACTTGCGGAGTTCAGTCCGCAAAGTGTCAATGGCTGCTTTTAGGTTCATAGATTAAAGGGATTTGTAGGTTGGGTTGATATGTTGCAAAAAGTTGGTCAAATCGTCTGCGAGGCCCGCAAGTGCGACCTCTAATTCCGTGCCCGTGTTCTTCATCCCAAAGAGCCCCTCCACGGAGAAACCCTTGAAGGCGTGGCGGTTCTCCCACACTTCATCATTCTCGACCTTGAAGGAACCGAACCAAGAGCCGTCGGGGGTGTCCTCGTAGCCCTTGGGTGCAAGGATGCCCCGCTCGGTGTCGGTGATGTAGGATTCAAACATGAACACCCCATCGAGTTCGGCATTGTGGTAGGCATTGACATTGTGCTGGTTTCCCTGCTTGAAGTACTTCTGCACGATTTTGCGGATGGTGGCTTTGTCAAACACAACATAGTACTCCCCGTAGGTGTCGTCCTTGCGGTAGATGGGCGTATCGGCCAGCATGAGCGGTCCAGTCAGCACCCTGCGTTCACCCGTT